GAAAATGCAAGTATTTTATACACCAGATAATTCAGGTGATATAGCATGGGTTGAAAAATCAGTACAAGATACAGCACTAGAAAATCATAAAAAGACATTAATAGACTTAATAGCGATGATAAGTGGAGTACCCAATATAACAGATTTAGGATTTACAAATGCAGATAATGCAAGCGCATTAGACAGAAAGTTCTTTGCATTAGAACAAATGATAACAGATGCTGATAAACACTTTAAACAAGCAATACTAAGAAGATGGGAAACAATTATAGATAGAATAAATAAAAGAAAACACAAATCTTATGATTTTAGAAGTATAAAAATAGATTTACAAAGAAATCTACCAACTGACAAAGATACTGAAACGTCAAGAGCATTAAAATTAAGGGGACTATTAAGTGATGCATCAGTTATTGATATGTTGCCAGATGACCTAGACAGTAATTCAGAACTAGAAAAAATAGATAAACAAAATGAAGAAAACATTCAAAAAAATTTACAACAAATGCAAATGACGGGACAAACAGGTGTAGAGCAAAATAAGAATGGAAATAAACAAGATGACAAAGCAACAGACTTAACAGAAACACAAAAAGCACAAAAATTAACAGCAGATAATAAGAAAGAACAAGAAAAAGCAGTTAATAAACAGATAAAAAAGGAGTAAAAATATGTTATTAATAAAAATTGCATGCATATCATTATTATCTTTTATGGCAGGAATAATGGAAGGATTTATACAAGAAATTACAGGGATAAATATATCAAGGTTTATATATATCATGCTTGGAATTTTTATTTGTTTAATATGGAAGGTATAGAAATATGAATATATGGAATTATCACGATGCAAAAATGCGAGAATTAAAACAACTATATAATAAAACATTAAAACAAACGCAAAATAGACTTCAAGAATTACTAGATACATTTAATTTTACATCAGAAAATATATATAATATAGCAGATAATAAAACCAAAAAAAGAATAAATAATTACATAGAGCAATGGAAAGAACAAAAACTACTAACAGGTTATTTTAAAGTGTTAGCAAATAACATTTATGGAAGAACGCGAGTAAAGAATAGTGAAATATTAGAATTACTTATTTATAGTGCATACATAGAAGAACAAAACAAATTAGAAGAGCAAGAAAAACAAATAATGTATGAAGATACAAACTACTACTATGAAGAAGGACAAAAAGAAGTAAATAAAAAGAAAAAGCCATCAATAATTCCGATGTCTTTATTTCTTGCATTATTAGACCAGCCTAATTATAGTCGGATTAACTTGGAAACAATATATTGAAACAACAATACAATATAACGCACAACAAATATATAAACAAGTAATTCTAAATATACAACAACAAAAAGACCTAAAAATCGATTCTAGCGAGTTTCAAACGATAATAAATAGACAAAATAATCAAAAGCTTAATATAAATAATGATAAAATATCAGGTGCAATGGACTTACAAATGATAGGATTAAATAATCTGTCAAAAGTGGATGGAATAAAATCAGTAGCGGGAGATAATGCAAAAGTTAGATTTATAGGAATTAGCGATGAAAGACAAACTCAAATGTGCAAAAGTTTAGATAATCAAGAATTTTACATACACGATTGGAATGAGTTTAAAAGATATAGCAAAACTAATGAT